TCCCGCACCAATCTTTGACCAGATGCATAAGAAACTAATCTTTAATGCTGGTACTATTTCTGGCGATTTTAAAACTTTGCTTGATTTCTTTTTGAACATCTACATGTTCTCAGGTAGGTCACCTGAAAATGTCCCAGGCGGTGGGGGTCCAGACCAGGCTGCACTTAATGTTTTGCTGAGAATGCAACCATTCAGATCCATAACAAACTTTGCAATGAGTGAACATGGATATGCCGCACAGTTAGGCACAACTGCCGACCCATCAAAGATAGATGAATTCAGAAAATATCTAGCTGAGCCTGAACCTATTATGCAAAACGATTTGGTGTGTACAAGTAAAGGTGTTCCCTTTTCAATTGTTCATCAATATGATAGAGTCCCTGAGTGGAAAAAAATTATAGAGAAAAAATATGAGTAGTTTGATAATTTGTCCAGTTGGTAATCCACTGACATTTGATGATAGATTCGACAGAGAAAATCATTGGCGTTACACTAATGCTAAGAAGCGAGATTATGAAACATTAGTGTTTCGGTATGGCGATTTTATGCCAGAAGACAGAACTTATGATATCTTAATTAAGAAGCCTGGATTCAAATGGTCACTATCTAAAGAATTCTTCAATGACTCCGGTTTAGAATTCTTAAAAAATAATTCATATGATTATGTTGGTTTCTTAGATGATGATTTAATTACTGACATTGATAGTATCAACAACTCCTTGAAATTAGCTAAAGAGAATGATTTAAAAATATTTCAGCTATCAGTAACACAAGACTCTGATATGTTTTATGACATTTTGAAAAATAAACCTCTAGCACAGTATGCAAAAACTAATTTTGTAGAAGTTATGGGTCCTTTCATTCACACATCATTGATACCAACTTGTCTAGAACTGTGGAACAAGTATGATATTTTTTCTGGTTGGGGTTTTGATAAAGTATTGTGTGATTTAACAAAACAAGAAGCCGCAGTCATTCATAGGCATCAGATGTATCACCCAAAGAAATCTTCTTCTTACGACAAAACTAAAGCATTTAAAGAAATGGATGATTTAGTTGATGATATTTTTCCAAAATTTATGAAAGAAAAATACAATGAAGATTGGAAATTTGTTGATGAACAAAAAGATACAGAAATTATTTTTAAGGCATTCGCATGAGTTATACTGCAATATTGTTTATGTGTAACGATGAAAAACGTGCAGAGTTTGTCATTGAGAATTTCAAAAAGCATAACCCAGAGATACAGTTAATTGTATATAATGGTGGTAACTCTGCACAATTTCTAAAAGAGAAGTACGACATAGAACTAATAGAAGGTCCCAATCTATGGCACAAGAAAACACGAAACCCACCTGGGTCTTTTAGTTACGATTGGTTTGAATTTCTATTCTCTGTTGGTATGAAAATGGAAACAGAACATCTAATTTTCTTAGAGACTGATGTTAAAGTTAATGGCAAAATTACTAAAGAGCCTTTGTATGAAATTAGTGGACCAACTACAACATGTGGTCATATAGATAGTTTAGTTGCCTATGATTATTGGGGAGGCTATTTAAAAAATACTATGCACGATGAAGTTGATTGGAAACACAAGTTGCATACAGGCATGGGTGGAACAGTTTTCAAAAAATCATTCTTTCAAAAATGCATAGATAACTTGAAGTATGTTAAACAAGCATACGAATTGATACCATTTAATTGCTATCAAGATTTGCAGATTACTCTACTTGGTAGATATTCCGATTGTTCTTTTGGTGATTGGTCCGAAGCCTCCGATACAAGAGGTGTATTCAGAAAAATAGATGATGAGAAATGGTATAGAGAATCAATGAATGATAATTGTGCGTTAATTCATAATTTTAAAATATAGGATATAAAATGAAGTGTATTGTTACTGGTGGTGCTGGATTTATAGGTTCGCACATTGTTGATAGTTTGTTAGTTTTGGGTGATGAAGTTATCGTTATTGATAATGAATCTTCTATTGTCCATGAACATTTTTATTGGAATGACAAAGCAACAAATCATAAGGTAGATATTTCTGACTATGAGAAAATGAGGCCTCTGTTTGATGGGGTTGATTATGTTTTTCATTGTGCAGCCGAATCAAGAATTCAACCTGCTATTCTTAATCCACTTTTAGCGATTAGAACAAATACTTTAGGTACAGGTACTGTTCTACAATGTGCAAGAGAAGCTGGTGTGAAAAAGGTAATGTATTCATCAACGTCATCTGGTTATGGATTAATCAATACTCCACCACTTGAAGAAACAATGCCTGATGATTGCTTAAATCCATATTCAGTATCTAAAGTTTCTGGTGAAAAATTGTGTTCAATGTACACTAAATTGTTTGGGTTAAAAACGATTATCTTTAGATATTTCAATGTTTATGGTCCCAGAGAACCACTAAAGGGATCATATGCTCCGCTTGTTGGGCTTTTTCTAAGACAACATAAAGCAGGTGAATCATTGACTATTGTTCCTGATGGGACACAACGTAGAGATTTTACTCATGTTGATGATGTAGTACAAGCTAATCTTTTAGCTATGATAAAAGACCATCACAATAGATATGGTGAAGTTTTCAATGTTGGCACAGGTGTGAATCATTCTGTTTTGGAATTAGCTAAAATGATTTCTGATGATACAAAGATGATTGAACCGAGAGTTGGTGAAGCATATATCACACTGGCAAACAATCAAAAACTAAGAGATACTTTTGATTGGAGCCCAACAAGAACTATTGAAGAATACATTAAAGAAAATCTATGAGCCAAGGTTATTTGTTTATCGCACTTGGGAAAAGATACATTGAAGAATGTTTTCTTCTTTCCAATACCATAAGAAAAACTGGTGACAATAGACCAATTAGTTTATTAGTCTATGAAGAAGATATTGATTTTGCAAATAACTTCAATACTTTTGACCAGTATGTAAAATTTAATCCACAAGACGATTTGTGGAAAGAATGCACAACTGGTTTCGAAAAGTTTTGTTTGTACCCAAGACTATATTTTCCTGACTATTTGGTGTATGATGAAACTATAATTGTTGACAGCGATGTATTATGTCAGTATAATCCAGAGCATGTTTGGGAATATATGACTCATCAAAATTTGCCAATAAGGATGCTAGGTAGAAAAAATGATCCTAATTGGCATTGGGGTCATATCAACAAAGTATCGCAAGCATACGGTAAACATGTACCACATGTCCATGGCGGTTTCTTCTATATTAGAAAAGATGCTTTCACTAATGACTTTTTTGATTATGCTAAAGAGGTATTCTACAAGTATGATGAATTTAATTGCCTAAGGGCTTTTCGTGGCGGTAGAGTTGATGAAATCATCTTTGCAATTTGTCACGCAAACTTCAACCTAATGCCACTTGAATTTGATGAGTATCCAGTGATGACATTCAATTATGAACCGAATGAAGTAATACCATCTAAGAAACAAACGGAAGCTGGTCAAAACGTTCTGCTAAATAATTTTATTCCATTTGTACATATGTTCGACAAAATGGAAGGGCAGAACTTTAGAATTTTATATGAGAAGATAATGAGGAATAATTATGATTGAGTTTAAAAATACTGTAGGTATTGTGGGTAATGGATTTGTTGGTAATGCAATTTATCAAAATTTAAAAGATCATGTGCCAGTTAGTGTTTATGATATCAACGAAAAGAGGTCACTAAACACACTAAAAGAAGTCTTGAAGTCTGAATTCATTTTTGTTTGTCTCCCAACACCAATGAAAGCTGATGGTGAGTGCGATTTATCATTTGTAAATAATTTCTTTAAAGGTGTAAATTCTAAGAATAGTTTGTTCATTATCAAATCTACTGTTCCAATTGGCACAACAGAAAGATTGAGTAAAGAAAGAACCGACTTAAGAATCATTCACAACCCGGAATTTCTAACTGCGATAAATGCTGTAGAAGATTTCAAGTACTCAGATAGAAATATTATTGGTGGCAAACAAAACGAATGTTTGAAACTTAAAAATTTCTATGAGACAATTTTTCCAACAACACCAATATCAATAGTTTCATCTAAAGAATCTGAAACCATTAAATATTTCTGTAATTGTTTCTTAGCATCTAAAGTTGCTTTGTTCAATAATCTATTTGAGATTTGTCAGAAATTCAATATGGACTATGAGAGTATTCGTCAAGCAGTAACAGCAGACCATAGAATTGGTGAATCACACTCTAAAGTTCCCGGACCAGATGGTCTCATGGGCTTTGGCGGTTACTGTTTCCCCAAAGATATTAATGCATTCATTAATACACTAAACGAAAATGAAATAGATGCCAGCATCTTTCAATCAGTTTGGGATTACAATAAGAATCTAAGAGATGACTTATGATTATTTGATTGTTGGCGCTGGATTCTTCGGCGCCACATTTGCTCGTCTAGCCACTGATGATGGCAAAACATGTTTAGTAATAGATTCAAGAAATCACATAGCAGGTAATGCATATAGTGAAAAGATTGAAGGTATTGATATACACATGTACGGGCCACATATCTTTCACACAAACAACGATGACATATGGAAGTTTGCGAATAGATTTACACAGTTTAATAATTTCGTTCTTTCACCTAAAGTCTACAATGATGGTAAGATATATTCTTTACCATTCAATATGAACACATACTATGAGTTGTGGGGTTGTACAACACCCGCAGAAGCTGAAAAAATTCTAAACTCACAAAGATTGCATCTTGATAGACCAGCGAATAATTTAGAAGAACAAGCACTAAGTTTAATTGGCTGTGATTTGTATGAATTGATTGTGAAGAACTATACAAAAAAGCAATGGCAAAAAGATCCGAAAGATTTACCAGCATTCATCATTAAAAGATTGCCATTAAGACTTACATACGATAATAATTATTTCGATGACAAGTATCAAGGTATACCTATTGATGGATACACAAAAATGTTTGAGAATATTCTTGATGGTATAGAAGTAAGATTGAACACAAACTATTTTGAGAACAAATCCGAACTTGATAAGTTAGCTAAGACGGTGGTTTTCACTGGCAAAATTGATGAGTATTATGATTATGCTGATGGTGAATTAGAGTATAGATCATTAGATTTTCAGCATGAGATTTTACAAACTGATAACTATCAAGGCTCAGCAATATTTAATTATCCAAGTCTAGAAGTTCCTTGGACAAGAATAATTGAACATAAGCATTTCACTAAAGTTAAGACTGATACTACAGTAATAACTAAAGAAATCCCAACAACATGGGATAGAGAAAGGGTGCCTTATTACCCCATAAATGATGCAAAAAATACAGAAATCTATAACAAGTATCGTGACAGGGCTGACAGTCAAAAAGATGTAATATTTGGTGGCAGATTGAGTGAGTATCGTTACTATGACATGCACCAGGTAATTGCTTCTGCGATTCAGACCTATAAAAAGCATAAATAGAATATAAACTTAACTTGCTGTAGAGGCGGGGAAAATATGGATTTTAAGCAGTTCCTAGAAGAACAAAAAGAAAAGCATGCCGTTCTAGCCTTTGGGCGTATGAATCCACCAACAGTTGGTCATGCCAAACTTGTTGACAAAGTAAAAGAGGTTGCAAAAGAAGTTGGTGGCTCACACCATGTTGTAATCTCTCACTCACAAGACGAAAAAAAGAATCCTTTATCCGCACAGGATAAACTCAAACACGCAAAAAGATTCTTTCCAGATACAAATCTGAGCACCTCAGACAAAGAACACCCAACATTTCTTCAACACGCCGCTAAGTTACACAAAGCTGGTGTCACACACTTGCATATGATTGCAGGTTCTGACCG